TAACTGGAAGAGATTAAGTTACACAGCTTCATTGAGCTCACCGACTACTGAGCCAGCAGACGGTACATTATGGTATGACACTTCAATAGACGAAGCAGATATCATGGCACACAATGGAACAACTTTCGTTGGATATGCAACAGCATACTCAACAACTGATCCGAATGGTCCACAGTTCAGTGCATCAGCACCAACTACGCAATCAGATGGTACTGCACTAGTAACTAATGACTTATGGATTGACACAAGTGATCTTGAGAACTATCCAAAACTTTACAAGTACAACACATCAGCAACATTGACTTCAACAAACACGGCAAACCAAGTTGCAGTAACGACTTCGGGTGCGGCATGGGAACTTGTTGACAAAGCAGATCAAACTACAGAAGACGGTATTGTTTTCGCAGATGCAAGATTGCACACAGCGGCAGGCAAAGCTGACACACTTTTAACAGGCGGAGCTGGTACATTCAGTTCTATCAAAGACTTGTTAAGTGATGGCTTCTTGGACCCAGATGCTCCAGATCCAACTCTTTTCCCACAAGGTATCTTGCTTTGGAACACTAGACGTTCTGGTTACAATGTTAAAGAATACAAAAACAGTTACATCACAACTACCAAATATCCAGGAAGCGGATCATCAGGGTTAGGTAACATCAGAGTAAGTAATGAATCTGTTGCTACATACTTCCCAGACAGATGGATTACTAAATCTAGCAACAACGCAGACGGCTCTGGATCTTTTGGAAGAAAAGCACAGAGAAAAGTAATTGTTGAACAATTAAAATCAGAAATCGATACCAACCAAGCAATCAGAGAAGACCAAAGAGGTTACAATGTAATTGCTACACCTGGTTATCCGGAATTGATTTCAAACATGATCAACTTAAACACAGACAGAAACAACACAGCATTTATAGTAGGTGACACTCCATTAAGATTAGATGGAACATCAACTGCTATACAGAACTGGGCAAACAACACAGCGGCGGCACTAGACAACGGTGAAGACGGCCTAGTAAGTGCAAGTGATTTCTTGGGCGTGTTTTATCCATCAGGATTAACAACAGACAACACAGGAAAATCAATTGTTGTACCACCATCACACATGATGTTGAGAACGTTAGCAAACAACGATAACATTGCTTTCCCATGGTTCGCGCCAGCAGGAACAAGAAGAGGTGTTGTAGACAACGCAACTTCAGTTGGATACATAGAAGCATCGTCTGGAGAATTCCAAACAATATCTGTAACGGAGTCAGTGAGAGATTCAATGCATGAGGTTAAAGTAAATCCAATTACTTTCTTCTCAGGAGCGGGAATTGTTAACTTTGGTAACTTGACATCAACAACGTCAGGTTCGGCATTAGATAGAATCAACGTTTCAAGATTGGCAGTGTATCTAAGAACACAGCTAGATGCTATTGCTAAGCCGTTCATATTTGAACCAAACGATGAGCTAACAAGAAATGAGATCAAAGGTGCGATCGAATCATTCATGTTAGAACTTGTTGGTCAGAGAGCATTGTTTGACTTCCTAGTAGTTTGTGATGACACAAACAACACACCTACAAGGATTGACAGAAACGAGCTGTATGTGGATATAGCAATTGAACCGATTAAATCAGTTGAATTTATTTACATACCATTAAGAATCAAAAACACAGGGGAAATTGCAAAGTTAGGGAACTAATTTTGGATAAATAGGAGAAACAGATGGCAATATCAACTTTATCAAAATTCACAGTACCACTAGCAAACGATCAGAGTTCAGCATCACAAGGTTTATTGATGCCAAAACTGCAATATCGTTTTAGAGCGATCCTAGAGAATTTTGGAGTATCAACACCAAGATCAGAACTAACAAAACAAGTTATTGATATCACAAGACCTAACTTGACTTTTGACACAGTAACACTAGACGTGTACAACTCAAAAGTTTATGTAGCAGGTAAACACACGTGGGAACCAATAACAATCAATTTAAGAGATGACGTTAACAACTCAGTTACTAAACTGGTTGGCGAACAGATACAGAAACAGTTTGATTTCTTTGAACAGTCAAGTGCGGCATCTGGTATTGATTACAAATTCACAGGCAGAATTGAAATGCTAGACGGTGGTAATGGAGCAAGTGCTCCAAACGTTTTAGAAACGTGGGAACTTTACGGTGCTTACATTGAAAACGTTAACTACAACACACTGGCGTACAACACTTCAGAACCAGCAACAATCACAATGTCAGTGAGATATGATAACGCAATCCAAACTCCAACAGGAACAGGAATTGGAACAGCAGTAGCTAGAACAATCGGTACTCTAAGTACTGGTGGCGGACAGTAATACAAAATTAAGTTAGCAATTATAAAGTGAAAAAAGCGTCTTTATAGGCGCTTTTTTTGTGACTATAAATAGCAGTATGCCAAGCATTAACAATTTCTTAAAAGGTTTCCAAGACGGATTACCAGGTATGAAAGATTACCAACATGCATCGAGATTGTATGTAGACAACAATTTCAAGTTGATGCCAAAACAGAAGTTTCTGTTTCACGTGGTATTCAATCTCGACGAGTCATTATTCCAAACAGGATTTTCACAGAACGAGAGATACGAACTGAACATGCTAGTAAAAGCATGTGACTTACCAAAATACGACTTGAGTGTAGAAGAGAAAGTGCAGTACAACAAGAAGATGTACACAACAACTAGAATAGCATACGAACCAGTAAACATCACATTCCATGACGACCATGCAGACACGGTTAATGCTTTCTGGAAGAAGTACTACGAATACAACATAGCAGACTCAGTAGGTATGAACAGTGACCTGACTATTTCAAATACAAAAGATGACTATTATCTTTTTGGAGATGAACGAGCAACAACAAAATTTGGTCTTGATACGCCAAAAATGAGAAAGAAACCTTACCTAAAAGGTATAGAAATTTTTGTGTTACACAAACAGAGATTTACATCAATGACTTTGGTCAATCCTGTCATAGGTTCATTCGCACACGATAATCTAGATGCGGCAGACGGTGCAGGTGTAATGAACAACACTATGCAAATACTTTATGAGACAGTGATATACAAATCAGGTATTGTTAACAAAAACAATGTACCTGGATTTGCCACAGTACACTACGACAACTCACCTAGTCCGTTAACTGTTTTGGGTGGCGGTACCAACAGCATATTTGGTCCTGGTGGTATAGTCGACGGGGTAGGATCTGTGATAAGGAATGTACAATCGGGAAACATTCTCGGTGCGATACTCTCAGCATCAAACACATACAATAATGCTAGGAAAATAAAGAAGTCAGATGTCAAAGAAGAATTAAAAGGAATAGCCAAAGATGGTATATTAGAAGTCGGAAAACAAGCAGGCTCGATAACCAATCCAGTATCACAATTTTCTGTTGGTGCGGCGGTAGTGGGTGCAGTTGCAGTGGCCTCGGCAATAGGCACAGCAGACAACAAGAATCATTCCAACAACACAGTCATAAGCAATCCCACATTAGATACAGTAAATTTTCTTGGACCTGATGAATCTTTCAATCTTGTAAATAATGATGTAAACATAAGAGATGAGATTGCGGCAGGCATATATTACAAAGACATAGGCTCACGTAAATCGTTAACTGTGGCAGAATCAGATGTTGAATATGAAGGATCCTCTGATAACATAAAAACTGTTTACACAAGTAAAGTAATTACAGACATAAGAAAATTAGTTACCGAAGGATACATAAAGATCGAAAGACAGACACAGGATGTTGAAATAGCAACAGAAAAGGCAACATTATAATGACCGAATTTTACACTAACTTACCACCCAAAGAAAAAGACGGGCTAGATAAAACTATCGAAAAGCTGACCACAACAGATTATCAAAGTGATTATCAATTTAATGTTGGTGAGTATGACAGCACAGTAGCGTTCTTTGTAAAACGTAATTTTTCAAGGACGGCGGCCGAATCCACAGCATATGTCATTCTATCACAAGCCAAGATTGACAACATAAAACCACAGGAGATCCTAGACCAATTGGGTTATGCATCAGAGGCTCTACTGTCAGAACTTATCACAATAATATTAAATGCCAACAGATACAAATCAAGTAGGTTGGGTGTGAGACAGACTCTATCCACCAAAGACACTGTATCTAGGAACATCATAGACTAATGTTACCCAGATTTGCAAGGGGCAAATTCTCTCCCAAGAACGGAGAGAAGTATGTTGGTACAAAAACTCCTACATATAGATCAAGTTGGGAACACGCATTTATGAGATTGTGTGATGAACATCCAAATGTTTACCAGTGGGCCAGCGAATCTATAAAGATACCATACAGACATCCATTCACGGGAAAGTACACTATATACGTTCCTGATTTTTTCATAGTGTACCAAGATAAGAAAGGCAGGAAACATGCCGAAATGGTAGAAATAAAACCCATGAGTCAGACTACCATGGAAGCGGCTGGCAAAAGTATGGCCAAGAAAAAACAGGTTATAATCAATATGGCCAAGTGGGAGGCCGCAAGTTCTTACGCCAAACAAAGAAAAATTAAGTTTAGAGTAGTATCAGAAGAACAGTTATTCCACAACGGTAAACGTAAGTAAATACAGCGATGACAAAAAAGTTAGAAGATATTCTTAATTTACCAAATGTTAAAGAAGCATTCAAGGAAGTAGATAAGAAGGAAAAAGACAAGAGGGCTAAGAATGCCGGACAAGAGAATCCTTCAACAAAAAATCTAGATCCAAAGACACAGGCGAACCTACAGAAAAGCTATGCGGAGTTTGACAAGATTGCGGCATCATTGCCACAGGTAAAAGGGCTGGGTGATATGTCTGATCTGGAGATGGATAAACTGGCAGTAGAAGCAGAAGAAAGCTACAAGAACCTAATGGATCTAGGCATGAACGTTGACTCACGTTATTCAGGACGTATTTTTGAGGTTGCAAGTAATTTCTTAAAGAACGCCATAGATGCAAAGAGCTCTAAAATAGATAAAAAGCTAAAAGTAGTTGAATTACAGCTTAAAAAAATGAAATTAGATCAAGGTAACAAAGAAGGTGGCACTATAGAAGAAAGCGACGGATTTGTAATATCTGATCGTAACGAATTGATGAGGAAACTACTTAAAAAAGACTAAATATTGCATATGAGCACATTTAAAGACTACCTAACAGAATCAGCAAAGTCGTATGACTACAAAATTAAGGTAGCGGGCGAGCTTGAAAAAAATTTCTCTTCTAAACTAGAAGGAGCACTTGCTAAATTTGAATTAGCTAACATGTCAGCAGGTAAGAAAACACCTATCATGACACTACCGTTAGATTTTCCTGCTTTAAGTAATGAGCAAGTTACAATATACGACGTTACAACAAACTATCCTGCATCGCAAAAAGTAATGCACGAATATCTTTCAGACTTATTAAGAATCCCAACAACACACATAGTTGTTAGAAAGCCAGGCGAACCTACAGAAGAATACCAAGACGATATGCAGGTAGCAAAGAAATCAGAATACGCAAACAAATTACAAGATATCGAAATGAAAGATGCACCTAAAGTTAAACAGGAAGATTATTTTGGTGACAAGTACAACATGGGTCTGTTAAGAGAATTAATGAAATCTAAAATTACAAGCAAAGATCATCCAAAAGAAAAAGAAAATTCTATGAGTAAAGAAGAAGGATCAACACCAAGTCCTTTTACAAAATCAACAAACACACACCCAGACCCAAAAAGGAAATAAGTTATGGAAATGATCGACGTATTACAAAAATTAAGAGAAATAGCAGAAACTAAACCTGAATTGGTTAAAGACGCAGTGGACAATGTTGAAAGAACTAATCCCAAACAAGAAGTTGCTGAAGGTGGCATGAAAGATTACTTGCACGACGAAGCAGAAAAAATGTCTAGAGAAGAATTTATTAAAAAGCACGGTCAGAGTCTAGCAGGATTCTGGGACAGTATAAACGGTACTGAAGAAGCTACGGAAGGCAAGATACCAGCAGGCTTAAAAGCATATCAAGATAAAAAAGCAGGCAAAAAAGAAGAAGTAAAAGAAGCAATACAAATTTCAACTGACTCTCCACAAGAAGCAGGAATGATGATGCAAATTTTAAAACTGGCAGGACTTCAACAAGTTGACCAAGCCATGATGAGCCAAGAACCAGAAGCAGACGAAAACCCAGCACACGGTATGCCAGGACACAGTTGTGGACATGACGGTGATGATGCAATGGGTTCACAGGAAATGGGCAGAATGAGAGACATGATGACTGCTCCGCAAGAAGAACAAGCAGAAGAAACATTCGCTAATGAACCAGAAGAAAAAGTGCAAGACACAGACACATTGGTTAACACTATGTCAGGTGGTTTAAATAGGAAAAAGAATCAATACGCAAAAGCACAAGACGGTGACAATGCAATGGCTGTTACTAAAGAAGATCAAGTGACTGAACAAGATTTAGCTGACAGTTTAAGAGCACAGTATGAAGGTTTCAAAGAAGCATACCATAAAAAGGCAAAGATGGACGAAGCACCAAAACCTGACTTTCTAGATATGGACAAAGATGGTAACAAAACTGAGCCAATGAAAAAAGCCATCAAAGACAAAGAAGCAAAGTAATACTTTTCTACCCCAGTCCACAGCGTTAAATACTACATCATGGCGTATGTATCATTAGATAGCGATCAAATTAAAAAGGCGCATAAGAAACACAAATACAGCAAGACTCAAGTGGAGCAACTTGAGAAGTGTATGGATCCTAAATCAGGACCATTATTCTTTATGAGAACTTTCATGAAGATACAACATCCTGTCAAGGGATCGATGCCTTTTAACCCATTCCCGTATCAAGAACGATTGATTAACAGTTACAATGATCACAGATTTTCAATAGCCATGCTACCAAGACAGACAGGTAAGACAACCTGTGCATCCGGATTCCTCATTTGGTACGCTATGTTTAGACCAGATTCACAGATACTAATAGCGGCACACAAATACGCAGGTGCATCAGACATCATGTCAAGGGTGCGTTACGCATACGAAATGTTGCCCAGTTGGATCAAGGCAGGTGTAACACAATACAACAGGAACAGTATAGAATTTGATAACGGTTCAAAGATATCAGCAACCACAACAACTGAGAACACAGGACGGGGTATGTCGCTTACACTTGTTTATTGTGATGAGTTTGCATTCGTACAGCCACCTGAAAAAGCCAAGGAGTTCTGGACATCACTATCTCCTACATTATCAACTGGTGGTAAGTGTATGATAACAAGCACTCCTAACTCAGATGAAGATCAGTTTGCAATGATCTGGAAAGAGGCCAACAAAAGATTTGACGAATACGGCAATGACAAAGAAGTAGGAACAAACGGTTTCTATGCCATGAAGGCACACTGGTCAGAACACCCAGATAGGGATCAGGCATGGGCAGATGCGGAAAAGGCCAGGATAGGAGATGAAAGATTCCGAAGGGAGCATGAATGTGAATTCTTAATCTACGATGAAACATTAATCAGTTCCACTCATCTAATAGACATGGAAGGTTCTCCACCTGTAGAGACAACAGGACAAGTACGTTGGTTTAAAAGACCAACACCAGGAATGACATATCTAACAAGTCTAGATCCTGCGATGGGAACAGGTGGCGACTATGCCGCGATACAAGTTTTCGAACTGCCTAGTTTTGAACAAGTAGCAGAGTGGCACCACAACACAACACCCATGAACCACCAAGTTAGAATTCTACAGAGTATCAACAAACATATACACGATGCAATAATGGAAAAAGATCAAACAGCGTCACCACAAATATTTTATAGTATGGAAAACAATTCCATAGGTGAAGCGGCACTGTTGAGAGTCATGGATATAGGAGAGGAAAATATACCAGGAATGTTCCTTTCGGAACCCATAAGAAAAGGACACCGAAGGAAGTTCAGGAGAGGATTTAATACAACAGCAAAACACAAAATAGATGCTTGTACAAAATTTAAGGAATTAGTGGAGAATGACAAGATGAAACTTAATTCACAGTTACTGATATCAGAACTAAAGGACTTCGTTGCATCAGGAATGAGTTACAATGCCAAGCCAGGACAACACGACGATCTAGTAAGTGCTTGTTTGCTAATGACACGTATGATAAAAACGTTGGCTGATTTTGATCCAAAAATATTTGAAAAATGGACGGACAGAACAAGTGAGTTAACGCCAATGCCTATATTTGGATCGTTCTCAGGATAATAAATACACTATATGAACCCTAAAAACTCGCAAGATTTATTCAACAAAATAAGATCGCAGTTCTCAAACATCAGATTAGGTGACGAGAATGGCGCCGCTACGGCAGACCCGGCAAGTGCTGTTTTCTTTGAATTTGAATTTCAGGAAGATGCAGACACTTTTGGTTCCGTTAGTGTAAGTTTAGCAGACGGCGAGAACATGAAAGTCTACTATAATAGAGATCTAGTAAGCAAAATTGACGAGGATAGCAGAGATGAATGGTATGCGTTCCTTAAGGAGTTAAAAGACTTTGCTGTTGAACATCAATTAAGATTTGATGTGAGGGATATCACTAAAAATAACCTAACGAAGCAGGACTATGAAAATCTTGCAGATACGAACAAAACGGTAAATACTGACGATATGTCAGAAGAATTAAGCAGAATCACTAAACTAGCAGGTGTTGAAAAGGCACCAGTTGCAGAAGGACTTACAGGTACTTCTAAAAGCTCGTTTGAGAACTTAGAAAAAACAAGATTAATAATTAGACACAAAGGCAAAGTTGACGAAACTGTGCCAGGTGCAAGATCAAGACAGATACAATCATTATACATCGAAAACGAAGACGGTGAAAGATTTAAATATCCACTTACACACCTAGCAGGTGCAAGAGCGATGCAAAGACATGTTGCTAACGGTGGTAGACCACATGATGAATTTGGACAACACATTGTTTCAACATCAGAAGATATAGCAAAACTAAATTCATTCTCGAGATATGTTACCAATAAAGATCAATTAAATGACAATGCTGGTGATATTATCGATCAAACTAAAATGAAATTAGAAAATTTAAGAGGTTATATGAGAAATATTTCTAAACAATCTCATTACGAAGCATCATCAAAAGATTTTAAAACAGCAGACGAACAAGTACTAGATGACGAAACAGTTAACAAATTGAGAGAGAAGTTTACAATGAAAAACTTAGATAATAGAGTAGAAGACGCATTACCACTTATCAACAAAATTATGAGTGAATTAGAAGCTCCTAAAGAAGAAGCACAAGTTAACGAATTAGATCCAGGTGATGAGCCAATCGATGCACCAATACAAGCGCCAGTTGATCACGGTGCAGTTGTACAAAGTTTCTTAAATGATCCTGATCAAAAATTAATCTTAAGAAAAGACGACACAGCAGACAAGATGTTGAAAGTAACAAAATTTACAAACAAAAACACAATGTTAAGTTCTATACTATCAGACATAGCATCAAGATTATTAACTAAATCAGGCGAGGAAGATAGGGTGGCAAACTTTGCTTCTAGAGTTGCAGACGAAATGGAACAAGAAAATTCAGCAACTTTTAAAGCTACACCAGACTACATCAAGAACAAAAAAATTGCAATACAATTAGCAAAAAGATATATCGACGATTACAAGAAAATGCAATCAGAACCAGGTTACACAGATGCAGTGAGAATGGATCCTGCAGAGTTCAATCCTAAAAAAGATATCAAGGGTAAAGCTAAAGAGACAGAAGCTTTCGAATCATGGGTTGACGAAACTGTAAACGAATATGCAAATCCAATAGATTTAACGAACAAAGGAATGTTCAAAAATCCAGATGACGAGCAAGAGAAGAAATTAGATGTTAGTAAAGCAGACAAGATGTTGAACACACCAGCATACCAAAAGATGAAATCCGGCGATGACAAATATGCAAACAAAACAGAAGGCAACGAATTCGCAAATGCAGTTAGAAAAGCAAAAGCGGCAGGAATGAAATCAGGAGATAAATTCAACGTTGGCGACAAAGAGTACACGCTTAAAGATGCTATCGAAATGGCAGGACTACAACTTGAAGAATTTTTCTCAGCAGAAGATAATGCTCCAGACATGGTTGTTAGAGATCCAGAAGACGAAGCAGATGATAAAGATCAAGAAATAGCAAAAGATCAAGAAGAAGCAGGAAAGATCAATACAGAATTAGATAGAATCAAGCAACTAGCTAACATCTAATAAAAACTTCACTTTTTAATATTATTTTCCATACCGCACGTGTGAGTTTAAATATCTAACATGTTTGAACAAATCACTTGGTTACATGTTGAACCGACCACTAGGTGTAATGCTTGGTGTTCCTCATGTACACGTAATAAAAATGGTTATGGATTAACAAATTTTCAAATAAGCGATTTAGATCCTAACACATTAAAGGTTAATATTGATAATTTACCTAACCTTGAAACTATTCAGTTTTGTGGTAATCTAGGCGATCCATGTGCAAGTAAATTGATAGACGAACAACTAGAAGTAGTAAAGAAAAATAAACTAAAATTACAAATACACACAAACGGAAGTCTCAGATCTCCAGACTGGTGGAGGAATGTGGCAAAAATGTTTGGTAAAGATCTAACAGTATGGTTTGCAATAGATGGTCTCGAGGACACTCATAAAATTTATCGCCAGGGTACAGATTGGAAAAAAATTATAAAAAATGCAGAAGCATTTATTCAAGCAGGTGGTAATGCTGTATGGCAATTTATTCCGTTCAAACACAACGAGCACCAAATCAAAGATTGTATGAAATTAGCATCTAAAATGCAATTTACTAGATTTGAATTTGTGAAAAACGCTAGATACAAATCACCTGCACGTGATTATCAAACTGGAGAAGAGGTTAAAATTGAACCATGGAGCAAACATGCACAGGAATGGTTTCGTAAAGGTGGCACACGAGATAATCTCACTACAAATAATATTGGATCTATAATAGTAAATGAAAAAGACTGTATGCACTTGACTATCCCTAGTCTTTTCCTCAATGCTTATGGAAAGTTAACACCTTGCTGTTATTTTGAAAATACAGCGATATCTGATGTTGCAATAAAGAAATCAATTGATACTGGAAACTATCATAAAGTATGTTTAGAAAATTGTGGATTCAATATTACCAATAATAGTAGTAGACATTAGATAAATATAGTTGTATATTATGTACTATATGTCTGATATACATTTAGGCAAACAAACAAACATAGGCACACAAGGAGGCTTACATTATGGCATCATTAGCTGAAATAAGGGCGAAGTTAAAATCTCAAGAAGTGAATCGCTCCACTTC